CTCATCGCGCGGGAGATGGGGGACATGGGGCAGAAGCGGAACCACATCACCAAGGCCGGATGGTCCTACGTGGAGCGTCTAGCCTCCTTCATCAACTAGGAGCTGACATGGCTGTTCGACAGCGCGGCAAGACCTGGCAGGTGGACGTCAAAGTCCAGGGCCAGGACAACCCCACCGGGGAGCTGGTGCGGGTCCGGCAGAACTTCAAGACCGAACGCGAGGCCATCCGCATGGAGCTGCTCATACGGGCGGACATCATGAGGACCGGCCGGTGGAGCCCAGAGCTAGAGGTCGAGGGCGTCGTCCAGCTGAAGAACAAGCGCGCCGAGGGGACCCTCAAAGCCGCCCTGAAGCTGGCCTGGAGCCACCCCACCAAGGGCTGGCAGCACACCAAGGACGGCAAGGGCCAACACCGCAACGCCGAGATGGTCGTGGAGTTTCTCGGCGAGGACACCCTGTGCATCGAGATCACCCACCTCGACTTCGACAGGGCTGCTGCCTACTTCGCCGAGAAGCACAACAGCTCCGACACCGTCACCCGCAAGCTCCAGGCCTTCTACCGGGTCCTGTGGTTCGCCCAGCGGCAGGGCTGGATCAGAGCCCGCCCAGAGTGGGACCGCCCGACACCTGGGAAGGCCCGAGAGTACATCTTCACGCCTGAAGTCGAGGCCGAGGTCATCGCGTACTTCCGCCACATCGAAGGCAATGACGAGCTGGCCGATATGTTCAAGGTCGGCATCGAGACCGGCGGCCGACTTGGTGAGCTACTGGCCGCCCGCGTAGAGGACTGCTCCCTCACCGACAGCTTTATGGTCATCTACGGCGCTGTCCGCGAGGACGGCCGGAGAGACACCAAGAACGCCGAGAGCCGCACCGTGATCCTCACCGACGCCGCCAAGGAAGTCCTGGCCCAGCGCATCAAGGCCATCGGCAAGCGGGGCCTCCTGTTCCCCAACATGAACAGCGAGCACGTCAGCCGGGACATGCGTATGGCCAGGGAGCACATGGGCGAGGAAGGCAACACCGAGTTCGTCTTCCACGCCACCCGCCACACCTGCGGAACACGCATGGCCGAGCGGGGTGTCCCCCTGAACGACATGATGGACCAGCTAGGCCACAAGACTGCGGCCATGACCCGCCGCTACATCAAGCTGTCACCTGCAGCCCGCCGCGCGACCATCCTAGCGGCCATGCAGCCACGTCTCACGGGGTCCTAACCGATTAGGTGGCATCTACGCTGCTGCTGGTCCAACTCTATGTGGTCAGCTGGTGGCGGCTCCGGGGATCGAACCCGGATACCCTTAGGTGGCAGATTTTAAGTCTGCTGCGTCTACCAGTTTCGCCAAGCCGCCTCGCGCCTTCCCTAGCTGATCCTGCTACAGGTCGAAAGACCATAGCCAGGCACTGGAGAAGATATGCGCAAGGCCCTGACCATTGGACTGCTCCTGGCGTCGGCACTCGGCGTCGGGGCGGCGGTAGCGGCGAAGACCATCGAGATGACCACGCCCTATGAAGCGACCTATCGCTCCCCGACCGGGACGTGGGTCGCTTCCGTTTGGCAGGACCCCGGCACTGGCTGTCAATACTACTTCAACGGCGGCCCGCTAACGCCCCGCTTGAACCGGGATGGCAAGCCGCACTGCCCCGGTGTCCCTGTCAGTCCTTACCCGGACTAAATCTGTCGACCCGCGCCCAGTAGGACCGCGAGTAGGTCAGGTAGACCACGAGAAGCACACCAGGCACGGACCCTAGCGCCACCGCCTGGAGGTTCTCCGGTATCCATCCGCTGACCACGAAGCCAGCCACCACCCAGCCGATACCGACCTTGGTCAGTAAGCCCCGCAGCTTGTCGGGGTGGATGCCGTGGTCTGGGTTTGCTGTCGGTGTCGAGGGCATGGCCATCTCCTGGGCGAAAGCCCTTCTAGCTCATCATCGCAATGGAGGGAACATGATCGACTTTTCCCCGGACAGGGACGAGGTCACCGCGCTGCGGACAGAAAGCGGCATGGGCCTACAAGAGTGCCAACGCCGTATTCTCGGCCGCAACATCCGCGCCGCGCTCTATGGTGACCGGCGAGCGGACCCCGCCGTCCTCCAGGCGGTCCTGCTGGAAGTCGTGGATCGCTTGTTCCCCGACTGACGTGGCCCTGGCCGTGTCCCTTGAGGCCCCATCCGGTGGCCTTGAGGCCCTGGGGCCACACCATAACCACTTGAAGTAACAGGAGAATTGCCCAGCCGTAGACGGACTTAAAATCCGGGGATTGCACTTGCGCAATCGCTATGTGGCCCCGAAGAAACTTAGCTAGTTCAATAGTTTGCCCACCACTCAGGTGGCTGACATCCGACGCGCATACGTGGCCCTGCACTGAGTGGCCCTACGCGCGTGGCCCTGTACCCCAAGGAACGCCCTCATGACTGCCAACCAAGCCATGGTTGATCCCAGCCTGATGACCGCCCTCGACGAGATCACTGTCGAGCTTACCGACCCCGCCATGGACCGCCAGTTTGAGCTGGAGGCCGAGATGATCGAAGACGGACGCCACAAGTTCTGGGACCGCATGGAGCGCGCCCGCCCTGGAGTGGACGCGGAAGGCCGCGCCCGCGAAGGCGAAGAGAGCCGCGCCCCTACCTCCCAGTGCCTCATGCGTCTCTCGCTGAACCCAGTGAAGGACGGCATCGCCGCGTTCATCGCCGCCGCGTCCTCCGGGAAAGCTGGCCGCAAGCACGCCGCCCTGAAGCACCTGAAGCTGGTGGACCACGAGACCGCCGCCTTCCTGGCCCTCAAGTCCTGCCTCGACGCCTTCAGCCTGTCCCTTACCGAGGGGGTCCTGTGTGGACGCATCGGCCGCCTGATCGAAGACGAGGTCCGCCTCCGCATCTTCGAGGACAAGGCTGCGGGTCTGTTGCGCGCGATCCGCAGCCGCTTCGACACCAGCAACTTCAAGCACCACCGCCGGGTACTCAATGCCCTCGCCAAGAGGCACAATGTGGACCTGGGGGAGCGCTGGTCTGACGTCGAGGCCCTGCACGTCGGCGCTGCCCTCCTGACCCAGGTCATCGAGCGCACCGGCCTGTTTGAGATCGTGATGGTCCAGCGCGGAGGGGCCGACCGCCACGTCACCGTCCAGCCCACCGCAGCCACCGTGGCATGGGTCCAAGCCCGCGACGGCGCTGCCCAGTTCCTCCTGCCGACCTACATGCCGATGGTCGTCCAGCCCAAGCAGTGGACCTCGCCGACTGGTGGCGGCTACCGCTTCGGCCTGGCCCGCCGCCTCCGCATGGTCAAGAGCCGCAGCCCCGGCTATCAGGCCGAGCTGAAGGAGTGGGATATGCCCCTGGTGTACCGCGCTGTGAACGCGCTGCAGGACACGCCCTGGCAGGTGAACACGGACGTCCTCCGCTACCTGTCCCCTGCCGCGCGCGCAGGTCACGAGTTCGCTGGCCTCCCCTCCACCAAACAGGCCACCGTGCCGCCCGCCCCGGCTGGCATCCCCGCCGACAAGGAGAAGCGCACCGAGGCACAGGCCCTGGCCCTCAACGCCTGGAAGTCGCAAGCCCGCGACATCCACGTGGAGAACATCCAGCGCCGCTCCAAGGGTCTCGTGGTGGCCCGCACCCTGGCCATCGCCGAGAAGTACGCGGAGGAGCCCTGCATCTACTTCCCGTACACCCTGGACTTCCGGGGCCGTGCCTACCCGGTGCCGTCCTTCCTCCAGCCGCAGGGCTGTGACTACCAGAAGGCCCTCCTGCGGTTCTCCAAGGGCAAGCCCCTCGGTGAGCAAGGCGCGGCCTGGTTGGCCATCCACGGTGCCAACCTGATGGCGGACTGCCCTCTCTCCGGTGCGAAGCTCGACAAGGCTGCGCTCCAGACCCGAGTGGACTGGGTGTTCGCCAATGAGCACCACATCGTGGCCGCAGCGGCTGACCCCGACGCCAGCGACTTCTGGCTGAAGGCAGGGGGCGGCGAGAGCTGCTGGCAGTTCCTGGCGTTCTGCTTTGAGTGGGCGGGCTACGTCCGCGAGGGGGCATCCTTCGAGAGCCGCCTCCCCATCGCCCTGGACGGCTCCTGCAACGGCCTCCAGCACTTCTCCGCCATGCTGCGGGATGAGGTGGGCGGTGCTGCCGTCAACCTCGTGGCCCACAAGCTGCCCGCCGACATCTACATGGAGGTCCGCAACGCCACCCTGGAGCAGATCAAGATCGACGCCGCCTGTGCCCTCGTTGAGGTGCCGGACGCGCCGACCGACAAGGAAGCGCTGAAGGCCGAGGACAAGTCGTTCAAGGATATGCGCGCCCTGAACGCCGACACCCACGCAGCCCGCGCCTGGATGGGCACCAACCAGCTGGACCGGGACCTGTGCAAGCAGCCTGTCATGACGATGCCCTACGGGTCCAAGCAGTTCGGCATCCGCCAGCAGCTCGCCCGCAAGCTCGCCAAGAGGGGCTTCGAGTTCATCGACCAGTCAACCGGGGAGGTCTCCGAGGGCTGGAACGAATGTGGCTACCTCTCCAAGGTCATCTGGGGAAGCCTCGGGTCCGTGGTCGTCAAGGCCCGCGAGGCGATGGACTGGCTCCAAGCCTGTGCCCGCCTGGCAGCCGCCGAGCAGCAGCCCATCAACTGGGTCACGCCGGACGGCTTCTGGGTCCAGCAGAACTACCGGGAGGCCCACCTGAAGAAGGTCAAGACCCAGGTCGCGGGCACCCTGTTCTGGCCCCGAATGGCCGAGGAAGCCGACACCGTGGACAAGCTACGCCAGCAGAACGGCGTGGCTCCGAACTTCGTCCACTCCATGGATGCCACCGCCATGCGCGCGTGCATCAACATGTCGTTGGACAACGGGATCGAGGACTTCGCCATGATCCACGACAGCTACGCGGTCCACGCCGCCGACACCGAGCTGTTCTACGACTGCATCCGCCAGAGCTTCATCGCGATGTACGAGCAGGAGGACGTGCTGGCCAACTTCAGGGCCAATCTGGAAGCCCAGCTCTCGGAAGAGAGTGTCGAGCTTCTCCCCGCCCCGCCGCTGCCGGGAACCCTTGATCTTCAGGGGATTGCCTGCTCGGACTTCTTCTTCGCCTAGAGCATGTCGATTGCGCAATCGCAATTGAGTGGCATCTACGCTGCATCACCACGCAGCTCATTCCGACTACCGGAGAACCTCATGACCACCACCACCCGCACCGTGACCACCACCGCCGTCTCCGACGCGGTCTGCACCCTGTTCACCGTCATCGAAGACAGCCGCGAGCCTGGTATCGTCCGCATCGAGAGCGGCGCGGACACCGTGTGCCTCGATGCAGGCACGCTCGACGACATCCTGCACACCCTGAACGCCGCAGCTGGCCGCATCATCCCCGCATGAAGCTCAACCGCGACCGCATCATGAACGCCGATGCCGAGCAGGTAGGCCGGGGTGCAATCGCCCTGGCCGACCGTCTCCAAGACATCGCCGACCATGACCGCCCCCTCGCCGTTGCGATGTTCGTCCGCCTCTTCTTCGAGCGGCTGGGCATCGAACCGCAAGAGGCCATGACCGCCGCCGGGAACATGCTGGCCGAGGCAGAGCGCCTTGGTGTCCGGCAGTTCGCCGCCCTCCGCGACTACCTCAAGAACGACCTCTAGCGCCTGGAAAGGCCCGACCATGTTCAACACCACTGCCCATGCTCGGGCCATCGCCATATCCGCCGCTTGCCAGTTCTGGACGCGCGGCCAGCCCGTCCCCCTCAACATCCTGGCCCGCCTCGACAGCCTCGGCTGCGACATCCAGGCCCTGGAAGCCCGTTACGCCGTCTAGGCCGTAGCGATTGCGCAACCGCAACACAGAGAACCACATGACCGAAACCACCAAGAAGCCCCGCCTGGAAACCGCCGTCTCCCCGCGAGGCGTGTTCAACTTCCCGTGGCTCAACAAGCCGGACACCAAGTTCAACAAGGAAGGCGTCTACACCACCGGCCTCCTCGTGAACGCTGGCGCGGCCGCCCCCTTCATCGCCAAGATCGACGCCGCCATCCAAGCCAAGCTGGACAGCCAGGTCGCCGAGATGGTGGCCAAGGGTGGCAAGGCCATCGCTGACAGCAAGAAGGTCACGACCCACGCGCCGTACCAGCCCGAGTACGACAAGGAGGGCAATGAGACCGGCCGCATCAAGTTCACCGCCAAGGTCAATGCCGAAGGCAGCAACGACAAAGGGGACGTGTGGTCCAACAAGCCCGCGATCTTCGACGCAGCTGGCACCCCGACCACGGTGGCCATCTTCGGCGGCTCCGAGGGCAAGGTCAGCGTCCAGCTGGTCCCGTACTACTCGGCCAAGGACAACCAAGTCGGCATCACGCTGCGCCTGAAGGCCGCCCAGGTCCTGAAGCTGGTCAGCCGCAACAGCGACAGCGCCGAGGGCTTCGGCTTCGGCTTCGGTGCCGAGGACGGCTACGTCGCCGACGAGCAGGACGAACCGGCCCCCAAGGGCGAGGACTTCAGCACGGGTGACGACACCGCCTCGGACGACACCAGCTCCAAGTCGAACGACGACTTCTAGGTGGTCAAGCCCCGCTACAAGAGCGCGGCGCACGCGGGGCACCTTCTGGGTTTCCGGTCTGGACTGGAGGAGCAACACTCCGCCCAGCTCACCGCCCAGGGGGTGCCCTACGACTACGAGAAGCACAAGGTCATGTACGTGGTCCCGTCACGGGTCGCCTCGTACACCCCCGACTTCTACCTCCGCCACAACGGGATCGTAGTCGAGACCAAGGGCCGCTTCGAGGCAGCCGACCGGGAGAAACACCTCCTGATCCGCGCACAGCACCCCGCCCTCGACATCCGCTTCGTCTTCTCCCGCTCGAAGACCCCCATCCGCACGGGCTCGCCGACCACCTACGCCGATTGGTGCAACACCCACGGCTTCCAGTTCGCCGACAAGTTCATCCCCCAGTCGTGGCTCATCGAGCCTCTCGACGTCACTCGGGAAGGTGCCCTGGCCTCCGCCACCACCGCCCCCTGCCAGCAGACCTGGGCCAGCTTCAAGTTGACCCGGCGTCGCACCGCTTAGGACCTCATGTTCCAGCCCCGCAAGTCCACCGAGTTCGTGGTCGTCCACTGCTCGGCCACGCCTCCGTCTCTTGACTGGGGCCGCACCGAGATCGACCGCTCCCACCGCCAGCGTGGCTTCACCGCCATCGGCTACCACTACGTCATCAAGCGCGATGGCACCGTCGAGAAGGGCCGCCCCGAGAACACCGTGGGTGCCCATGTCGAGGGCTACAACAGCCGCTCACTGGGCATCTGCCTGGTGGGCGGTGTCGATGCTGCAGGTAAGCCGCAGGACAACTTCACGGACGCCCAGTGGGCCGCCCTGATCCCCACCCTGCGCAGCCTGAAGCACGCCTACCCGTTGGCCAAGATCGTCGGCCATCGGGACCTGTCACCCGACAAGAACAAGGACGGCAAGGTCAGCCCCCACGAGTGGCTGAAGTCCTGCCCGTGCTTCGACGTCGCCCAGTTCCTCAAGACCCACAGCATCTAGGAGAGCCACACATGGCCATCATCTCAACCGCCCCCACCGATCTGCGCGTTGTCCGCCGCATCCTGGCCGCTATCCGTCTGCTGCTGAAGGCGGTGCTGGCGGTGACGGTCATCCCCGTGGTCTGGGCAGTCCTCGCCATCATCGGCATTGTCGTGAGCGCCATCCAGGCCCTCATCTCCTGGGTCGTCGAGACCTATGACGAGATCGTCGACGCCGCTACCGAGACCCACGAGGTGATCGTCAGCGCCCTCCACGAGGAGCTGGACGAACTGATCCACGCCCCGGCGTAGCCACTTCCCGACCTCTTCCTGTCCAACCGAAAGCCCGCCCAGGTGACCCCCTGTGGCGGGCTTTGCTGTGTCCCGTGAAAGGCATCCCCATGACGACTTCCGTCAACGCCACCCCCGCCCAGCTCTGCGCCGTCAAGCAGGTTGAGGAGGAAGGCACTCCCCAGCAGAAGACCATCCTCGCTCACCTCATCGAGCGCCGCCACGCTGGCCTCTCCCAGTTCGAGGCGCTGCACCTCTACCGTGTGGCCGCCCTCCCGCGCCGCATGGCTGACCTCTCCGCAGCTGGCGTCCCCATCCGCAAGGACCGCCGCGAAGACCCCACCGGCCGCGCCTATGTCCGCTACTATCTGGACCTCTAGGATGCTCGGCTCCCTCTGCGCACTCGTGGCCCTCTTCATGGCCACCCTCGCTGTTGGCCCGCCCCCGAGCCACCCGTGAACCACGAAGAGGACAGCTCCGAGCTAGTCGGCAAGGGGCCGTGCGACAAGTGCGGCTCCTCCGACGCCCGCGCCATCTACAGCGATGGCCACTCCTACTGCTTCGTCTGCTCCCCCGCCGATGCGTGGCAGCCAGGCGACGGCCAACCGGCGACCACCGCCAGACACAGGAAGCCCATGGCCAAGGACCTGATCCAGGGAGGCGAGTACCGCGCCCTGGTCACACGCAAGATCAGCGAGGAGACCTGCCGCAAGTTCGGATACAAGGTCACCACGCTCTCCGACGGACGCACCGTGCAGGTAGCGCCCTACTATACCGACGGCCAGCTCACCGGCCAGAAGGTGAGACCCGCTGAGAAGGACGATATGTTCTCTGCCGGGTCCATCAAAGGCGAGCTGTTCGGCCAGCAACTGTGGAGCCAGGGCGGTCGCAAGATCGTCGTCACCGAAGGCGAGATCGACTGCATGTCGGTCTCCCAGGTGCAGGGCAACAAGTGGCCGGTGGTCAGCGTCCCGAATGGCGCGGCCGGTGCCCCCAAGGCGCTGGCGAGGAACGTCGAGTGGCTCTCCTCCTTCGGCGAGGTCATCCTGATGTTCGACATGGACAGCGATGGCAAGAAAGCCGCCGCCGCCTGTGCCGCCCTCTTCCCGCCTGGCAAGGTGAAGATCGCCCAGCTTCCTCACAAGGACCCTAACGAGTGCCTCCAGAAGGGGGACACCCAGGCGATCATCTCGGCCATCTTCAACAGCCAGCCCTACCGGCCGGACGGTCTGCTCCACATCCGGGACATCGCTGCCCAGGCCAAGATGCCCCCGGTCCCCGGCATTGACTGGGCGTGGCCAACCATGACCGCCTGGACCTATGGCCGCCGCGAGACCGAGTGCTACGGCTTCGGTGCGGGCACAGGCGTAGGCAAGACCGACCTCTTCACCCAGCAGATCGAGTTCGACGTGAACACGCTGAAGAAGAAGGTCGGCCTGTTCTATCTGGAACAGAACCCCGTCGAGACCCTCTGGCGTCTGGCTGGGAAGATGAAGGGCAAGGCCTTCCATGTGGATGACGGGACGTGGACGCTCCAAGAGCGCTCCGACGCCATCGACGAGTTGGCTTCCCACGATTTGATCACCCTCTACCAGTCCTTCGGGCGCTGCGAGTGGGACACGATCAAGGGCCACATCCGGTTCCTCGCCGTCTCCGAGGGCATCAAGCACTTCTACCTCGACCACCTCACCGCCCTGGCCGACCCGGCAAACGAACGGGAAAGCCTGGAGATCGTGATGGAAGAGATGGCCTCCATGGCCAACGAGCTGCGCCTGATCTTCCACTACGTGAGCCACCTCTCGACACCCGAGGGCAAGTCTCACGAAGAGGGCGGTCGGGTCCTCTCCAAGCACTTCAAGGGTGCCCGCGCGATTGCCTTCTGGTCCCACTTCATGTTCGGCCTAGAGCGCAACAAGCTGGCCGATGACCCCGAGGAGCGCACCGTCGCCACCCTCCGCTGCATCAAGGACCGCATGACCGGCCGCGCCGATGGGGAAACCCTGCGGCTCAAGTACGACCGGACCACCTGCCGCCTCAACGAAGAACCCAAGGCCACGTCGCCCAGAAGCGCGGAGGTCTTCAACACAGGAGATGCTCCCGATGAAGATGACTGTCCTTTCTAACGCTGTCCGCAAGGTCATGCTGCACTTCGGCTGGGTTCCCTTGGCCGATCTTGAAGCCATGACCGAACTAAAGCGCTGGGCCGTTCGACAGGTCGGCGAAGCGCTAGACCAGCGAGACGCCGCTCTGCTCGCAGCCTCCCAAGCCCACGCCGACGCCCGCCTCCTGTCCATGCCCCGTGAAGACGGCGGGCGTCTCATCCAAGCCATCGTGAGGTACTGATGACTGCCACCATCCTCGACTTCCAACGGGGCATGGCGCTCCTCCGCCCCTCCCATGTCCTCCGGCAGACCACCACCCGCCTCCACAACCTGTTGGTCGCCAGCCTGGCCCGCCCCCACCACTCACCGCCGGAGCCCCGATGCGCCTGAAGTTACCTTTCGTCATTATCAGCCGAGCCCGCTGGGAGCGCATCTGCATGGCGCTCGATGCGTGGCCCCGGCTGCTCGACCACCTGACCAAACAGCCGGAACCCCCGGCCAGCTAGGCGACCTCCGCCATCACGAAATCACCAAGCCCTCGGCCTCACCGCCGGGGGCTTTTTCTTTGGAGACTGCATGGCCCTACGGCTTCTCTACGATCTGGAGACCGATGGCCTTGAAGCTGAAGTCACCCAGGTTCACTGCCTCGTAACCGCCAACCTCGACACAGGTGCATACCGCGCCTACGTGCCGCCCTACTATAACCTCGACCTGATCAGGAAGAACTTCCCTGACCTTGAACACGTCGGCGTCATCGAAGATGGCCTCGACTATCTCGCCACTTCTGACTACTTGGCGGGTCACAACATCCTCTCCTACGATAACCCAGTCCTCGACAACCTGTACCCCGGCCGGTTCAACTGGCGGAAGTACAAGCTGCTCGACACCTTGGTCCTCTCGAAGCTGGTCTTCTCGGACATCAAGGACGGCGACCAAGCGCGCATCAAGGCTGGCACCTTCCCGCCTGGCCTCATGTTCCGCCCCCACTCCCTCGAAGCCTGGGGCTACCGCCTTGGCTGCAACAAGGGGGACTACTCGGCCGACATGAAGGCCAACGGGCTGGACCCGTGGGCGAACTTCAACGAGCCCATGCTGGCCTACTGTATTCAGGACGTTGAACTGAACGTCCAACTGTGGAAGGTCCTGCGCAACAAGAAGCCGGACCCCCGCGCTGTTGAGCTTGAGCTGGAAATCTCCCGCATCATCCTCCAGCAGGAGCGCAACGGGTTCCCCTTCGACGAACGTAAGGCCGGTGAGCTGTACGCCACCCTGTCCGCCCGACGCCAGGACCTCCTCGACCAGTGCACCGCCCTGTTCCCCGCCTGGTGGGCTCCCACGACCGTGGCCACCACCTCCAAGGGGCGGAAGGTCAAGCGCCCCGAGTTCGGCACCAAGGTCGTCAAGCGCTTCAGCCTGACCACCGGCAAGCCGCTGCAGGACCGCGTCGAGGCCATCACCGAGGACTACGTCGAGGGCACCCAGCACACCAAGATGCGGCTGGTCACCTTCAACCCCTCCAGCCGGGACCATGTCTCCGACCGCTTCATGAAGCTGTACGGCTGGCAGCCCACTGAGTTCGGGAACGACGGCAAGCCGACGGTGGATGACGACATCCTCACCGCCCTTCCCTACCCGCCCGCCAAGCTCCTCGCCGAGTACTATATGATCGAGAAGCGGGTCGGCATGTTGGCCGAGGGCAAGCAAGCCTGGCTGAAGGCAGTCCGCGACCACCGCATCCACGGCCGGGTCAACACCAACGGCGCTGTCACTGGCCGAGCCACGCACTCCAGCCCCAACGTCGCCCAGGTCCCGTCCATCCACAACGCGGATGGCCCCGTGCCGTTTGGCCGAGAGTGCCGCGAGCTGTTCACTACGGTGTCCAGTGTCCCGGCCCTGGCTGCCCAGTACGGCACCGACTGGGTCCTCGTGGGTGCCGACGCCTCTGGTCTGGAGCTGCGCTGCCTGGCGCACTTCATGTCCCCGTTCGACAATGGGGCCTACGCAGACACGGTCGTGAACGGAGACGTCCACACCATAAACATGCACGCCGCCGGTCTCGCTACCAGAGCCCAGGCCAAGACCTTCATCTTAGAAATCGGGATGACTTCACGGGCGACCGTGATGACAAAAACTCTGTGAACTCAGGGAACACCCCACGCGGGCAATCCTGAGCCAAGCCCTGTGCCCCTCTCCCAACTTCCGGGGAGGTAATCATGAAGCACCCTAACGGAAGGTTCTTCGCAAAGCCCTGCCGCTGCTGCGGCTCTGACTTTGCGCCAGAAGCTCCATCACATTTGTACTGCTCTGAAAGCTGCAAGCTGGATGGCAATGCACACGCCTACTATATGCGATGCTACGGCATCTCCCTGAAAACTGTCAGGGGGATGGCCGCCGAACAGAACAACCAATGTGGCCTGTGTGGTCGCGTCGGCTTCAAGATGACGGCGGACCACCGTAGCTTGCTAAATGTAGATCACTGCCACGCATCGGGCCGAGTTCGTAAGCTGTTGTGCCACAACTGCAACCGAGCACTCGGCCTACTCCAAGACAACCCGGAGCTGATGCGTAAAGCAGCCGACTATATTGAGGCGCACAGGGAAGGTGCAACGACTATCCCTACGGGGAGTAGGCCAGAAGCGATTGCTGGCCGAAGCGCAGAGCCCTCTGGAAACAGAGGTGATGATATAGTCTGGACCCGGCGGCAACGTCGGGCAGCTTGAACAAAGCGGGCAGGGGCGTAGCGTCCCCTGCTGAACACCCTCGACGCATTTTTATACGGAGCTGGCGCAGAGAAGATCGGCTCGATCACCGGAGTAACGCCCACCGAGATCATCGCTCTGGGCGGCAACAAGACCGTCATCAATCGGCTCATCAAGCAGGGCCGCACGCCCACCCCGGAACTCGTGGCGACCATCGCCAAGGGCCAGAAGCTGATGGACAGCTTCCTGAACAAGACGCCCGCCCTGAAGGCCCTCCGCAAGAAGGTCGGAGAGAAGTTCAAGGAGACCGGCACCCTCAAGGGGCTGGACGGCCGGACGCTCAAGTGCCGCTCGGAACACTCCGCCCTCAACACCCTGCTGCAATCCGCCGGTGCCTTGCTCTGCAAGCGCTGGATCGTGGAGATGCACGCGGCCTTCGAGGAGCGCGGGTGGAAGAACGGCGTGGACTATATGCAGTCGGCATGGGTCCACGACGAAGTCCAAATTCAATGCCGAAAGGAAATCGCTGATGAACTCGGCAAGATCGCGACCGACTGTGTCGCAAGAGCCGGGAACTACTTCGGCTTCCGCCTACCACTTGCTGGCGAATACAAAGCCGGACAGTCCTGGGCCGACACGCACTGAGATGATGGAGGTGCTGGAGACCGCGAGGTCCCCCGGCATCTACACCAAGTCCAACCTGGCCCGCACCTATGCGAACGCCATCGCCGAAGCCGCCAGCCGCTGCTGGATCAGCACCCGCCTAGACCACCGAGACTACGGGAGGGTCTGGATGCTGACCACCAGCGGCCTGGCCACCCTCAACATCGAGAAAGGTCTCGCATGAACGAAGACATGAAAATCCCCATGCGCGTGGCCAAGGAGCTGGACGGGCGCATCACGTTCTCCTTCACAGTTTCGACAGCCGAGGAGCTGGTCTCCGTACTTTCGGAAGAGGCGCTGGACGGCTTGCTCCCGGCCCTCAAGTCGGCGCTGGCGGCACGGCATTGACCCGCACCCTCCTCATCGACGCCGACGTGGTCTGCTACGAAGTCGCCATGTCCGCCGAGGTCGCCGTCAACTGGGCTGACATCGGAGACCCGGACCTCTGGACCGTCCACGCCCGCCAGCAGGAAACCGAGGTCCGCTTCTCCGCCGCCATCGAAGCTCTCAAGACGAAGCTCGAAGCGGACGAAGTGATCCTCTGCCTTACGGACGGGAAGAACTGGCGCATGTCAGTCTACCCGCTCTACAAGTCCAACCGCTCCAACAAACGCCGCCCGATGCTGCTGCCCGTTCTCAGGCAGTACGCTCTGGATAACTTCAAGACCTACCTGCGGGAAGGCTTGGAGGGCGACGACTGCCTGGGCATCCTCGGCACCCACCCGGCGCTGGTCCCCGGTGACAAGATCATCTGCACCAAGGACAAAGACCTGAAGACCATCCCCGGCCGCCACTACAACTGGGGCAAGCCGGAGCTGGGGGTGTTCACCGTGACACCCGAGGAGGCCGACAGCTTCCACCTTCGTCAGGCCCTGGCCGGTGACGCTACCGACGGCTACCCCGGCTGCCCCGGCATCGGGATGGACACCGCCGAAGCCCGCCTCGCTGAGAACGTGGCCTGGGAGCAGTACGGCCGCGAGTTCAAGTCCGGCCCCCGCAAGGGAACCACCGAGACCCTCTGGCGGAAGTGCGAGGCAACCAGCCCCTGGCATGTAGTCACGAGCCACTACGAGAAGGCCGGGATGACCGAGGCTGACGCCCTGGTCCAAGCCCGTGTCGCTCGCATCCTCCGCGCCTCCGACTTCAACTTCCAGACCAAGGAGCCCGTCCTATGGGAACCAGACGCACCGATTGCCCCCACTGCGGCGTCGGACTAGGGCTCATCCACCTGGCTACCTGCCCGGTCATGACCAAGACCACCCGCCCCGTGGTGTCCACCGGCGGCGACCCCTTCGGCGACACCGGAACGGAAGACCTCCGCCGAGGCGCTACAGCTACCCGCTTCCTCGACACGTCCATCGTTGCCGCGCATCTTGCCGGGGCCGAGCTGCTGAAGCGCTACACCGCCACGCAGGGCACCGCCGCCACGCGCTACCCGGACGACAACCCCAAGACCATCCACGGGTTCGCCAAGCCGTCCATCTCCCTGGTCCCTCCCGTGGCTATCGTGGAGATGGCCAGGGCCTTCCGCCACGGCGCTGACAAGTACGGCCCCGCCAACTGGCGCGACAAGCCGGTCACCATCCAGACCTATATCGACGCCGCCTTGCGCCACCTGCTGGCCATCGCGGACGGCGAGGATGTGGACCCGGAGAGCGGCTGCTTCCATGCCGCCCATGTCGCCAGCTGCATGGCGATCATCATGGACGCCAAGGCCAGCGGCACCCTTCAAGACCGCCGCCCCACCCCCGGCCAGGCCGCCGAGCTGATCCGCCAGTACACCGCAGCCACCGCCCCTCCCACGCCCGCAGTGTAGCGATTGCGCAAGTGCAATTGAGTGGCATCTATGCACGAGCACAGGACCTCATGAAGAACCCACCGCCTGTCAGCGAAGCCACGGTCTTGGACCTAGAGGCTCGCTTCCCCGACCGCTGCCCAAACGCCAACGCATCCGACCGTGAGGTCTGGCTGGCGGCAGGTGCGGCCGAGGTCGTCCGCTTCCTCCGACATCACTTCGAGGAACAGACCAACCCCCAGCAGGAGGACGACGACAGCTAATGTGCATCGTCAAGAAACCCAAGGCCCCGGAAGTCGCCATCGGCGCTCCACCGCCTCCTCCCCAGCCCCTCGCCTCCGAACTGACCATCGCCCCCTCGAAGTCCAAGAAGAGTGACGCCCTGTCCGCCCAGCGCGGCATCAAGGGCCTCACGATCTCTCGGTCCATCGGTGGCATGGGTGGCGGCGCAGGGCTGGCGATTGGCGGCACCTGATGGCGGCCCCCGTCCGCAGTGACGGCCCCATCGCCGCCCGATACCTGAAGTTCTCCATCGCCCGCGCCGAGTACATCGAGCGTGGCCGAGACTGCGCCGCCCTGACCATCCCCAGTCTCTTCCCAAGAGAGACAACGAAGGGCGCGAAGATCATCACCCCGTACTCCGGGTTCGGCGCTCGCGGGGTGAACAACCTCGGGGCCAAGCTGATGATGGCCCTCTTCCCGAGCAACCTCCCGTTCTTCCGCCTGGTCGTCGATGAGTTCGCTCTCGAAGAACTGGGCGCAGCCAAGGGAGATGCCGAGAAGGCCCTCTCTAAGATCGAGCGATCGGTAGCCACTGACGTCGAGACGACCTTCATACGCGTCCCGCTGTTTGAGGCCCTCAAGCACCTGATCGTGGTCGGCAACGTCCTATTCTACCGCGACCCCAAGACGGGCCGTGGCAGGGCGATCCCCCTCACCTCGTACATCGTCCGCCGTGACCCCATGGGTAACGTACTGGAGATCATTGTACGTGAGGAGATCGCCAATGTTCTTCTCCCTACCGCCGCCTTGGCGTTGCTAGCAGGGAAGGAAGGCGGGGACGATGACACCGAAGAGATGGTTCCCATCTTCACCCGCATCCTCCGCGAGAAGAACCGCTGGGCCGTCACACAGGAAGCTGCTGGCGTGGCCATCGAGAGTGCTGCAGGGGGCTATCCCCTAGACCAGTGCCCGTGGCTCCCGCTGCGCATGATCCTCGTGGATGGTGAGGACTACGGTCGGTCGTTCGTTGAGGAGCACTACGGTGACCTCAACAGCAACGAGAAGCTGACCAAGGCCATCATCCAGTTCTCGGCCGCCGCCGCCAAGATCGTCTTCCTCGTGAAGCCCAACTCCACGACCAAGCCCGCTGCCCTCGCAAAGGCCAACAGTGGTGACTTCGTGACGGGCAGCGAGGCGGACATCGCGGCCCTCGGCATCGACAAGTTCGCTGACTTCCAAGTCGCGTCCGCCACCTCCGAACGCATCGAGACCCGCCTCGGCTACGTCTTCCTCCTCAACTCCGCCATCCAGCGGAACGGGGACCGGGTGACCGCCGAGGAAATACGCCGCGTGGCCCAGGAGCTGGACACCGGACTTGGTGGCGTCCACGCGCTGCTCGCCCAAGAGCTTCAGCTGCCTCTCGTCTCCAACATCATGGCGACCAAGGCGAAGAAGCGCGAGCTGCCCGCCCTGCCGAAGGGCCTGGTCAAGCCCGTGGTCGTTACCGGCATCGAAGCGCTGGGTCGCGGCACCGATCTCGACAACCTCATGACCGCCATAAACGCGCTCGCCACAGTCCCCAACGCTCTCCAGCGTATCAAAGGCGGCGAGTTCGGGAAGCGGGTCTTCGCCGCTGTCCAGCAATCATCCGACGGCCTCTTCATGACCGATGAGGAAGTCGCGCAGGAACAGCAAGCCGCCGCCGCAGCCCAAATGGCCCAGGCAGCAACACCCGCCGTGGCCAAAGCCGCAGCGGAAGGAACCATGGAACCCCCCGCATGACCACCGAACCCACCGAGACCATCCAGTTCCCCGAAGTTCAACCGGAAGCCAACGCCGTTGGTCTTGACGCTGTTCCGCAGGTGGACACTGAAGTCGCCCCCGTCGAGGCGGCCCCCGCCCCGTTGACGCTGCCGAGGCGCACCCGCGCCCCTTCGGCCCCCAAGCCTGTCGTCGAACAGGAAGGCACCCGCACCGAGACCGACAACGAGCCGGTCCAGGGTGACTACGAGGAGGCCCTCGCGCCCTTCGCCGTCACGGACAGCCTCCTGCCGTCGGGCACCAAGATCACCATGGTGCAATACTAGATGGCTGATCCCGTCATCGAAGCCGCCTCGGCTGATCCTGCCGTCCTGGCCGCTATCGCCGATGCCGACGCCCGCGCTGCAGGTACGGCTGACGAGAACGGTGTCGCCAAGCCCCCGGTCCCCGCAGCTGACGAGAAGCCCGACTGGGTGGAAGACAAGTTCTGGGACGCCGAGAAGAAGACGGTGAACACCGAGGCCCTCGCCGCGAGCTACGCCGCACTTCAGGCCAAGCTCTCTGGCAAGGCCGATGAACCTGTCGTCGATCCGGCGGTGGAACCCAAGGTCGAAGGTGAGCAGGATATTGCTCCCGTCGCCAAGGCTCTGGCCGACGCTGGCATGGACTTCGACGCCATCAACGCCGAGTACCAAGCCGACGGCGACATCAAGCCCGAGACCCGCGCCAAGCTGGAAGCTGCCTTCGGTAAGCCGATGGTGGACAACTACTTCGCCGGTCTCGCCAGCCAGGAAGCCGCAGCCTCGGCCGAGTACGCCAAGACGATCCACGATGCTGTCGGCGGTGCTGACAAGTACGCGGAGATGCTGGCCTGGGCGGGCGAGAACCTGTCCCCGGCGGATGCCGCCACCTACGACCGCATTGCCACTGGCGGAGACGCCGCTGCTGCCGCTCTGGCCGCCTCGGGTCTCTACGCCAAGTTCAACGCGGCCGGTGGCGTCGCTCCTGCCCTGCTGGAAGGCAAGCCCCCCGCTTCAAACAGCCAAGGCTACGCCACCTTGCAGGATATGACGAACGACATGAAGGACGCCCGCTACCAGCGTGACGCTGCCTTCCGAGCCGGTGTGGATCGCAAGATCGCCGCCAGCTCCGGTCTCGGCTCTCGCTAGGATGACCTTGGCCGACGCCATCGACAAGGTCGGCCGGGCTCTCAGGCAGGTGATGACGGGGGCGGACAACAAGACCTTGGCCATTGGCCGGGTGATGTCCGTCCCCTACCTCGCCGCCACCCTCGCCATCCCCTTCATCCTCATTCATGTGGGCCGGGAGTTCTCCCTCACCGACGCGGGCATCTACATCACCGCAGCAGCTGGGGGGTTCATGGCCCTGGTCCGAGGCACAGACGCCACGGAGCCTGACCCGTAATGCTCAAGTACCTGTATGCGGGGCTCCTCGCCCTGGCGCTGTTCTTCTTTGGCATGTTCATCGACCAGCGCGCCAAGAACGACCGGCTGCGCGAGGAGCTGGCCGCAGTCCACACCTCTCTCGTCACCTCCCAGGCCCAGGCCGCGTTCAACGAGCGCCTCGCAACTGCTGTGCTCGCCATGGCCCGCCGCGAGAACGTCATCACCCTCCAGACCAAGGACTATGCCGATGCCGTCGCTCAAGCTGAAGGCGGGTCTTCCGAGGTCCCTGTTGATGTCACTGGCCGCTGGGCTGCTGGTGTTGACGGGATGCGCCTCGAAGCAGCTACCGCCCACACCGGGTCTCCTGCTGATCCAGATTGATCCAAGCCTGAGGGAGCGCTGCCCGCGCCCCACCAGGCCCACTGACAGCCCACTCCCGGTGGGACTACTCGCCGCCTTCTCCGTCAAACAGGAGGGGGCACTCTCGGTCTGCGAGGGCCGCAAGGACACTGCTGTCCGCGCCATCGAAGACCACAACGCCGCAGTCATGAAGCTCTCCAAGGACCTCCGCAAGAAGGTCTGGTGGAAGCTCTGAGGTTTCCCCATGCCTAGTGCAGTTTTCCAAGGCGTTGTTGGCCAGAGCGCCTTCAAGATGCCCTTCCCTGTAACCCCCGCCACCCCGGTGACCGTCTATGTTGACGGGGTCCTGGCATCCCACACGATCAAGGACGTTGACGTCACCCTGACCACGCCCCTGGCCGCTGCCGCAGTGGTGGAAGTCCGTGGCGGCTTCGTGGATGAAGTCCCCACCGTCCGCCCTCTCGCCGAGAACCTGACGCTCACCGCCGGTACAGGAACTGTCGCCGCCGAAGAGGTGACCGGCGGTTCTCTGCTGGTGACCATCACGGCCACTGCCTGGAACTCCGCGTCGATCAAGGTCCAGTACCGCACCAAGTCCGGCATCTGGTTGGACGCCATGACCGCTGCCGGTGTCACTGCGAGCCTCACGGCGGACGGCACCACCAACGTTGTCGTCGGGTCCATCTCCGCGCTGCGGTTGCTGGCGACCGGCGGCAATCCGGCAGGTGTCACTGCGTGGGTCAGCTAGATGCCGCTCCCTAAATCATTCGGCTTGGCACGCGGCTGGGCCATGGCGGGGGGCGGCCTATCCGCTGTCCCCCAGAACACGGGTGGGGGGGCTGGTTCTCTGATCCTGCGGAACGGATCGGCGCTCATCTTGCGCAACGGCACACCCTACCAATTGAGGAGCGCAGCATGACCCGCGCCACCGACATCTCGCCATTCTCAGATGACGCGGCCGACCTGCGCCGCTTGGTCGGATCGAAGACACCGCGCTTTGCGTCGAACAAGAACGGCCCGCCGGGCGGCCTGAACTCGGGAACGAACAAGACGAGCAATGCGGTCACGGGGGACGCGACAACTATCCGTCGAACCTTCCGGCTTCCGTCAGATCGCACCTTGGGCGACTTCCAGTGGAAGTTCTCGAACTGGCGTTTGTCGCCCACTGAGACGGCCGGAGATAATGACCTGACGATCGTTAAGGTCGCTCTCGACTACGCAGGCACCATTTATCCGATCTTCTTCAACGGAAAGCGGTCGGTCACCATCGAGCCCAACGGTGAAGTGCTGAGCGACCCGATTTCTCCGCGTATCCCGCCTGGCGCGACAGTCTCCCTGCGCTACCGCCCCACCGTGCCTACCGGTGGGACCATGCCCACCGGGCGCGGGACGAATATTAGCGTTGGCGATCTTTGGAACGGCAAGGATGGGCCTGACATCGTCGATGCGACCGGAACGAGCGGCTTTCTCGCGGACAGCACGTATTTTGCGTATGGCCCTTCGGCGATGCTGGCGACGGAGAAGACTGGATCGAAGCCGACCGTACTGATTGTGGGCGACAGCATCGGGGCTGGCCAGGGTGAGACGACCCTGACTGCTGATGGCGACATCGGCTTTATCGAACGAGGCCTGGCAGGCCGTTATCCGTGGGGCGCTATTGCGCGCGGAAATCAGTCCTTCATCACGATCGCCAATAATCCATCAAAGCAAATGACCTATGCTCGTTTCGCTACGAGTGCGCTTTCGAATTTGGGGATCAACGACTTCTACAATCCCGGTATCGCTACGTCAGACAGCCCGAACCTAGACGTGGTACAGGCGCGTGCGCTGGCGCTCTGGACGCAACTTGCCGAGGCGGGTCTTCGAGTTCATCAAACCACCCTGACCCCAGTCACAACGAGCACTGACGCGTGGGCGACGACGACCAATCAGACGATCTACTGGCCCAACCAAAACGCCAAGCGCGTGAACTTCAACGATTGGCTGCGGACGGGCGCGCCGATCATCGCCGGGGTTGCCGTCGCTGTTGGCACGTCCGGAGCGCTTCTGGCTGGCCAATATGGTCACCCACTCGCGGGCTATATCGAGATCGCTGATACCGTCGAGAGCGCCCGGAACTCTGGGCTTTGGGCGGCGGGCCTGACCGGCGATGGAACGCACCCAAAGTCGGCAGGGCATCTGCTGATGTCAGCTCCAGTCGCCGCCTATTCGTTCGAATAGACCCCCACACCCGTACTCAAAATGACTACCCCAGAGGCCACTAGCAGACCACCGCTAGTGGCCTCCCTGCGCCCATGCAGCCCGACTACCGGGACGCCATAGCGGCATCGCAAAGGGCAACACCATGACCACCCACAGCTGCCAGCTGCGAGGAGCAATCCCGCATGGCCGATAAGTACATCACAGACCTGGCATCGGCCACGGCCCTAGCGCCCACCGATGTCATGCTGGTCTCCCAAGGCAGCGCCACACCGAAGCGGGCGGCCCTCTCCCTCATCAAGAGCGCGCTGTTCGCCACGGGGTCCTTCACCCGCCAGCTGCTGGACGCCGGGTCCATCGCGAACGTCCGCACCCTGCTGGGTCTCGATGCGGTTCCCGGCGCAGCCTCCATGTCCAAGGGCCACATCTTCGGCCTCACCCTCTCGGTGAACACCGCCGCCCCCCTCTGGGCCATCAACGTCGAGGCTGGCCAGTGCCGGGATAGCTCGGACACCTACGATCTCCGCCTGAACAGCGGCATGATCAAGGACCTGTCCACGATCTGGACCCCCGGAAGTGGCAGCGGCGGGCGGGACACGGGTGGCTCCGTGGTAGCGAACACCAGCTACCACGTCTTCCTCATCCGCAAGTCGTCGGACGGTAGCCTGGACATCCTCTTCTCCACGTCCGCGCTCGGGCCGCTGATGCCTTCCGGTTACGCCGCCCTCCGCCGCCTCGGCGCGGTCATGACGGACGCCACGGGGTACATCCGCAAGTTCACCCAGCACGGCAACTTCTTCCAGCTCGCAGACCGCACCGCTGACTACGCGGGTGTTGCCAACGGCGCTGGGCCGTACCTCCGCCAGATCGCCGTTCCGCGTGGCATCCCCATGCTGGCGCGTGTCTACCTTCAGAGCCAGGGCGGGCCTGGCGTGGTAACGACCTTCAGCGGTGTCTACGATCCTGCTCTGGGCGTCCCGCAGCTGGTCACGAACAAGCGGGCACAAATCCGCCGCAACATCTTCAAGGACCAAGCCAGCGCCGACGCCAGCTATGGCATCTTCGACGGAGACGTCTGGACCGACAGCAACGCCCAGGTATACACGCACTCGGACAACACGGGCGACATCATCGCGCTGGGCACCTACGGGTGGACCGACGACCGGGGCCAGTTCCTGTGATCCGCGCTCCGGTGACTATCGCCGGGTTCGGCACTTCGCTGATGACCGGCCGTCTCTCAACGAGCCACCTAGTGCGCCTTCAGAGCAATCTGCGGGCCGTCGCCTCCAGGCCTGTGGTCGTTTACGACGTGGGCCAGGGCGGGATGACGTCGGCCTGGGGGCGAGCCAACATCTTCAGAGCCACACAGCACCGGCCCAACATCTGCCTCTTCGAGGGCTTCTCGATCAATGATGCGGTGACGTCCTTCTCGGTGTCCCGCGCGCAGTCGCTCGACAACAAGGCCGCCATCCTCGCGGACCTCCGCGCCTGTCGCGCCGACATGAAAATCTTCCTTCTTACGATGAACGGCGTCCCGGACCCTACGCTCCGGCCAGACCTCGAAGCCTACTATCAAGATGACCGTGACTTCGCGGCTGCCAATGGCCTGACCCTGCTCGACGTGCGGGCGGCCTGGGGCACTCCGACGCTCACTGACATGCCGGACAGGCTCCACCCGATCCAGGCCGCTGTGGACCGCGTACTCCTGCCAATCACTACGGCAGCCTGTACACCGTTCGTCATCTAGCCACCCTCCGGGGACTAGGCCCGCTGGCTACGGGAAGACCCACTTAGCGTGGGGCAACAGGTGGAAGCCCTGAGCCACACTCGCACTGACGCCTACGGGCAATCGCGGGTGGCCTCTCTACGGCCTTAACACCACATCGCCTTCCTCCACACGAGCCCTCAACCCTTTCGCGGATGCGTTAGGGGGCGGGAGAACTTGGACACGAGGCGGAGCGAGTGCGTGAGGGCAAGTCCTTCACCCAACACTCCTCAAGTCTGAAAGTAATACCATGGCTGACAATACCCTGACCCGTCTTGGTCAACAGAACAACACTGGCCTGACCGACGCGCTGTTCCTCAAGGTCTACGGCGAAGTCCTCGCCGCCTTCCAGCGTACCACCAAGTTCATGGACCGAACCTTCACGCGCTCCATCGCCTCGGGTAAGTCCGCCCAGTTCCCGGTCATCGGCCGCGCTGCTGCTCGCTACCACACCGCTGGTACCGAGATCGCCGGCACGACCATCGCCCAGAACGAAAAGATCATCACCATCGACGGTCTGCTGATCTCGGACGTCTCCATCGCGGAGATCGACGAAGTCATGAACCACTACGACGTGCGTTCGGAGTTCACCCGTCTGCTCGGCGAGGCCCTGGCCCAAGAGCTGGACCGCAACATCGCCCGCACCGGCCTCCTGGCTGCCCGCTCGGCGTCGTGGGGCGGCTCGATGCCTGGCGGTACGAAGCTGATCGTGGCCACCGCGAAGACTTCGGGTCTGGACCTGGCTGGTGCCATCTTCGCCGGTAACACCCAGCTGGATGAGAACTTCTGCCCCGAGACCGACCGCTCGGCCTACGTGAAGCCCGTCCAATACGCGCTGCTGGTCCAAGAGACCAAGAACATCAACAAGGACTGGAACGCCAGCGGCTCCTACGCGGACGGCTCGGTCCAGAAGATCGACAGCACCGAGATCGTGAAGACCACCTCGCTGCCTACGACCAACGTCACCGGCACCATCGGCAACAAGTACAACGTCGATGCGTCGGCGACCGCTGCCCTGCTCATGCACCGCTCGGCCGTCGGCACCGTCAAGTTGATGGACATGAAGCTCGGCGTCGAATGGTCGGAGCGCCGCCAGTCCACCCTGATGGTCGCGAAGAACGCGGTCGGCCATGGCATCCTCCGCCCTGAAGCCGCCGTCGAAATCGCCACGGCCTAACACCTAACAGCCACTTAAGGGGTCACTTCTCATCGCGAGAGGTGGCCCCTTTTTTTCGTCTGGAACCTCTCATGATCCCAACCAGTCCCACCACCGAGCTGGACGCGGTAAACGCCATGCTCTCCGTCATCGACGAACTGCCGGTGACCAGCCTGGCTGCGGCCGAAGAGAACGCCGATGTTGAGCTGGCCCTGCAAATCCTCCGCAGCGCCACCCGCGCTGTGCAGATCACCGGCTGGCAGTTCAACACCGAAGAGAACGTGCTGCTCACCCGCGCCGGGGACAACACCATCTCGCTGCCCGCCAACGCCGTGAAGTGCGTCAAGGCCCCAGCCGCCTCTGGCCAGGACAGCGTGCGCTTCGCCATCCGTGGCCAGAAGCTGTTCAACCGGGACACCAACACGTTCGTGTGGACCCAGGACATCCGCTGCGACGTCACGGTCCTGCTGGCGTTTGAGGACCTCCCCGAGCCCGTCCGCAACTACCTTGCTGAGAAGTCAGGCGACCGCTTCCAGAAGCGTGCGCTGGGTTCGGACACCCTCGCCATGTTCACCCGTGACGACGTTGCCGATGCCCTAGTGATCCTCGCGGACTACGAGCTGGAGGCCGGGAACTATAACTTCCTGACCAGCCCCGATGTCGTCGATGGGTGGGCCATCCGATGAGCCTCATCACCCAGGACATCCCCACCCTGACGAATGGGGTGAGCCAGCAGCCGGACGTGCTTCGGCTCCCCTCCCAGGCCAACGGCCAGTTGAACTGCCAGTCCTCGGTGATCTACGGGCTGACCCGCCGCGCTCCTACGCGCCACATTGCGAAGGTCAGCGATGGCTCTTTCGATAGCGCCTTCTTCCACATCATCAACCGGGACAGCACCGAGCGCTACGCAGTGGTCATCACGGACGGCGACATCAAGGCCTTCGACCTGATCACCGGAGTAGCCCGCCTCGTGGATGCCCCGCTGGGGAAGGCCTACCTCACCGCCTCAAACCCGCGCGCCAGCTTCAAGGCCGTAACCGCCGCCGACTACACCTTCATCGTCAACCGCTCGTCCATTGCCGGGATGACCGCCGAGACCAGCCCGGCCGTCCTCCCGGAGGCCCTGCTCTCGTTCTATGCGGTCCAGTATAAGGAGCGGTTCGTTGTCTCCTTGGACGGCGTGAGCTGCACCTTCAATGTGCCCGGCTCCGCTACGGTAAGCGGGGCCTCAAACACCGAGGTCCTCAACACCAACGACACTGCCGCCGCCGTCCACAGCCTCCTGCTGACCACCTTCCCCACGGGCTGGACCTTCACCCTCTCCGGGTCGAACGTCATGATCCGCAGGGCTGACGGCGCGGACTTCACCATCAAGACCGAAGACAGCGCTGGGGGCACGCACCTCAAAGCCCACAAGGGCGTGGTGCAGAACTTCACTGATCTCCCGAAGACCGGCATCGACGGCTTCAAGATCAAGGTGATTGGAACCCCGTCCGACCCCGGCGCTGACTACTGGGTCCAGTACCAAGTCACCACCGCCCCAGCGCCCGTTGTCGAGCAGCCCACCGGCAGTAACCCCGGCACGGAACCGCCGGTCTACACTGGCAAGCCGTGGCTGAACGACGGCGAGTTCTACCGCGTCCTGTAACCTTCACTAGGAGACCACACAATGGCTGACATTCAGTCCTCTGGCGGTTGGGTGGAGGTCGTTGCGCCGGGTATCAAGACCACGCTCGACGCCTCCACTATGCCGCATCAACTCATCTCCAAGGCCGACGGTACGTTCACCTTCGAGCCCGTCTCCTGGGAGAAGCGGGAAGTAGGCGATGACGTGACCAACCCGGTTCCGTCCTTCGTCGGCAACCGCATCAACGACGTGTTCTTCACGCGCAACAGGCTTGGCTTCCTCACCTCTGAAAACGTGGTGATGTCCAGGGCCGGTGGCGCGTACTTCAACTTCAGCCGGGAGACGGTGACCGATGTCCTCGACACTGACCCCATCGACCTGGCAGCTGACGAAGGGTCCCTGTCGGTCCTGACGGAGGCCATCCCGTTCAACGAGGACATCGTCGTCTTCTCGCCCACTACCCAGTTCCGCTTCACCTCCGGGGATGAGCCTTTCACCGCGAGGAGCGTCAAGATGCGCTCGGTCTCCCGCTACGAGAACTACTCGCCGTGTGCCCCCGTGGCCTCTGGCACCTCGATCCACTTCGCGACGAGCCACGGGTCCTACGGCGGCATCTCCGAGTTCAGGATTGCCGGTCCAAACGCCCAGGCCCAGGACCTCACCGAGCATGTCCCCCGCTACATCCCCGGCAACATCCGCAAGATACTGACGTGCGATCCGGAGAACATGCTGGTGGCCCTGTCGGACTACGACTTGGGGGCCATCTACGTCTACTCATCGTACTCTCGGGGAGAGGAACGCCTCCAGGCCTCGTGGTCTCGATGGGCATTTGGCCCCAACGACCGGGTCCTCGACGCTGCCATCCTGTCGTCAGACTTGGTGCTCCTCATCCAGCGCCCTGACGGCCTGTATCTGGAGACGCTGACCCTGGCTACAGGCATCGCGGACGCGAGTAGCAACTGCATGATCCATTTGGATCGGCGTCTGGTGGAGAGCGTCCTTGCGCGGACCTACTTCCCCGGCACGAACCAGACCTACGTCTCAATCCCGTGGGAATGGCATGGCGACACGGAGAGGCCTCTGGAGGTCTGGGAGCGCCTACCTCCCGGAGAGACCCGCAACCCGGTCAAGCTGAACCACACGATGATCGCCCCAACGATGGTGGCGGTGGACGGCGATGTGACGGACACCCAGTTCTTCATCGGCGCGGCCTACGACAGCGCCTACACCTTCTCGACGCAGTACCTGCGGGACGACAAGGGTTCGCGCACCGACGGGCGGCTCCAGATGCGGCGCTTCCACGCACAGTACGCGAGAACCGGGAAGTTCTCCGCCCTCGTGGCATACACACGCACAGCGCGGAACATCTCCGGCGGCGGAGCCACCCCGACCGGGCTGCTCCTAGTCGATGACGGGATATTCCTCACAGAGCCACTCTCCGGCCTCTGGGTGGACTTCGCGAGCACCGGGTCGGACGACTTCACGCTCTCGCTGGGCGTTGCCGCCGGGACGAAGGTGCGGAGTTACTCCCTGCCCAACGACAGGGTGAACGCTTCCGGCAGGTTTACGTGGCCCATCCACGCCAAGGCGGACAGCGTGAGCGTCTCCATCCGCTCCTCCGGTGCCCTGCCCTTCGCGATCCTGTCCGCAGGATGGGAAGCTGGGTTCACTGCCCGCGCCCAGAAGGTCTAGGTGCTCACCTTCGCGGTGGCCACCCCGGACCACCTAGCGTCCCTCTTGCCGAACCTACGGCCGGAGGACGTCCGAGAGCTTGTCTCCAGCACTGGCCATGGCCCCGCCACCGCCCTGATCCACTCGCTGTCCCTCTCAGAGATCACCGTGGTGGCCCTGGGAGAGGCGCAGGAGGTGGTCGCCATGTTCGGCCTGGCAGCTGCCAGCGAAACCACTGGCGTGCCCTGGATGGTGGCCTCTACCGCCGCCCCTGCCCACGCCCGAGACATCGCCCGCCACAGCCGTCCAATCGCTGACCGCATGAACGCTCGCTACCCGCTCCTCGTGAACGCCGCTGACTGCAGGAACTCCCTGCACATCCGGTGGCTCACCTGGGCGGGCTTTGAGCTGGGCGAGGTGACCACTGAACACGCCGCAGACGGCAGCCCATTCATCACTTTCCACAGGAGCCGCACGCATGTGTGAACCCGCCACTATCATGGCTGGGCTGACTGCTGTCGGCAGCGCCCTGTCTTCCACTGCTGGCGTGGCCGCCCTGACCATCGGGTCCGCCGCAATGACGGGCATCGGCCAGGTCCAGCAGTACCAAGACGCCAAGTATAACGCCAAGGCCCAGCGGAGTGCGGCCCTAGCCGCCTTCGAGGGAGACACGGCGGCGATCACCAACCGCCAGCTCCAAGAGGGGCAGTCCGCGTCTCAGCGCCTCAACGAGCAGCAAAGCGAGTTCCGCGCTGCCCGCGCCTCCGCCATCGTCAACGCCGAGGATGCCGGGGTGACCGGCCTGTCCGTCGATGCGCTGCTGAATGACCTCACCGGACAGCAAGCCAAGCGCACGAAGGCCACCAACCAGAACCTGCAGATGGCCATTGCGCAGCTGCAAGAGCAGAAGGGCGGGGCGGGCGTGCAACTCGCCAGCCGCACCAACGCCGCCCGCAGCCCCTCCATGTCCAGCCTGATGATCGGCCTGGGCGGGACCGCGCTGGACGCTGCCAACAGCTACACCAAGCGCACCAAACCCTAGGAGATCGCCATGGCGCGACAGCCCAACTCCCTATCGCCCGCCGAGCGCCTCCAGCCCCAAGCCGCCCCCACACAGTCCTATGTGGACCCTGGCGAGCAGACCGGCGGTGCGTCTCTTCTCCGCGCTCTCAGCTCCGTGAACCCTGCCCTTGGCCAGCTGGCCGACCGCATGGCCCAGACGAACCGCGAGAAGCAGGAGGCCCTGGTCGAGGGCAAGATCGGCGGGATGACCTTTGACCAGTTCAAGGCAGCCCGCACTGCAGACCCCACTCTCGGCTTCACCGGGGCGTGGGCGCGGGCTGCCCTCGACAAGCAGTTCGGGATGCGCCTGGGCCACGAGGTCCGTCGCAAGGCCGAGACCGAGCTGGCCACCGCAGACCTCACCGAGACCAACCCCGAAGAGTTCGTGGCGCGGCACATGGAGGAGGCTGCGGGTCAGCTCGGTGACAGCAAGTTCGCTGCCAGCGGCTTCCGCGAGACCACCGCCCAACTGCTGGACAAGACCCGCGACGCCGTCAACGCCAAGCGCGTAGTGGCCACGGTCGAGACCCGCAACGACAACGCCTCCCAGAACTTCCTCGGGGCGGTTGAGAAGGCCGAAGCCGACGGCCTGACCCCGCAGCAGCTGGTGGCCAACCTCCGCGCCCAGCAGCAGCAGAACAGGGACGCCCTCCAGATTGGCTACCCAGAGCAGGACAAGCTGATGGAAGGCGTCCTCGCGACGCTCGCCCAGCGGCCTGGCATGGAGGGCTACATTGCCGAGATCGGTAAGATGGACCGGGGCGGCGTCAAGCTGTCCACCCAGCTTGGTCCGCGCTTCGAGGCCTTCACCACCGCTGCCGAGGCCAAGAGCCTGGAGACCCAGAAGGAGGGTCTGCAGAGCGACATCGCCCGGTGGACACTAGCGGCCGACGAAGGGACCCTCGACGAGAAGGCTCTGGACGCTGCCATAGCGAAGTACCCCAAGATACTGGGCGGTTCCTACGGGGCCAACTTCAAGATCAGGAACAAGAACGCGCGCGAGCAGCAGCTGGCCCAGGCCACCGCCGCCCTCCAGTCGCAAGGCAAGGAGGTCGTGATGGCCAAGTATGAGCCGGACCTCGTGTCCGCTGCCATGCAAGGCCGGATCGCCGAGGTGCAGGACATCACCGAAGACGTCGCCGGGAAGACCATCGACATCTCCCGGAAAGACGCCAAGGACCACGGGCTGAAGCTGGCAGCTGCCCAGCTCACCCGTGACGGCACTGCCCAAGGTCTGCCCCCCGAGCGTGTCCGCGCCAACGTCGTCGAGATGTACGGCCGGAACGGTGAGATCGACCCAGACACCGAGGCCCGTATCAGCGCCCTGCTCCACGGAACCGCGCCTGGTGGGGACACCCCGGCCTCCGTCCTGAACTACCTCCCCGAGCTGGCCCTCGTGTCCCAGGTTGCCCCACACATGGTGGAACGCATCGTGGGCAATGAGACCGACCGCCTGTTCATCGACACGATCACCACCGGCATGGAACTCGGCAACGACCCGAAGACCGCCATGGCCACCGCCGTCTGGCGTCGGGACAACAAGGCGCTGATCAAGATGCCGTCCGGCAGTCCCCGCACCAAGATGGTCGCGGAGATGATCGACGGCATTGATGGCGGTGGCTGGGGCGGACAGTCGAAGGTGGCCAACCCTGGGCTGCTGAAGAACTTCGTCGAGGATCGCCTGGACTACTTCTACGCCACCGGGGCCACCGGCAGCGTCCTCAAGAAGAAGGTCGAGGAGAGCTTCCTCCGCACCCACGTCAACCTCAACGGCCAGCTCATCGACGTGAGCGGAACCGGCGTCACGCCCTTCAAGGCGGCTCCGGTCCTGCAAAGCGCATCGGACGCCATCTCCCGCGCCCGCCCCGAGCTGAAGGGCCAGAAGGTCACCTTCATCCCTATGGGTCGGGGCTCTGACCGCTTCCAGGCCGTGACGATCACCGGGCTGCCCATCCCCGGAACCACCCGGACCTGGGCCGAGATGGCCGACCAAGCAGAGCGCGACCGCACCGCCTCCGTCCTCACCAAGGGGAAGGCCAAGGCGGGCCTCCGCGCCTTCCAGAACGAACGTGCTGCCTCCGAAGACTACGGGGCAGGTGCCCCCGGCTCGATGATCGACGCCATTAAATAGGACAGCCAATGCCGACCAAAGGATACGACACGGCCCCCTCGACTGTGAGGGAGGCCCTAACCGACGCTGCCCGCCAGACGGGTGTCGCGGAAGACTTGCTGATCAGCATTGTCGGACGTGAGAGCCGCTTCAACCCCTACGCGGCGAACCCGAAGTCCACCGCCCAAGGGCTGGGCCAGCACCTCGACAGCACCTGGCAGGAGATCACCAAGAGCGCGGGCAAGCGGTACGGCATCACCGCCGAGACATCTCGCTTCGACCCGCGCGCCTCCGCCCTGATGACCGCCGAGCTGGCCAAGTCCAACGCTGCCAGCCTCAAGCGTGCCCTAGGCCGTGACGCCGCCCCCGGCGAGCTGTACGCGGCTCACTTCCTTGGTGCCGGTGGTGCTGCGGAGATGATCAAGGCGGCCACCAAGAACCCTACCGCAGCTGCAGCTGATCTCTTCGCTGATGCCGCCGCCTCCAACCGCTCCATCTTCTACGATGACAAGGGCGGCAAGCGGTCCATGCGGGACGTCCTGAAGGGCCTCACTGACACCGTCGGCGGAGCCCCTGGAGTGGCCACACAGGGCTTCTCCGCGAAGAACATCTACGAGGTGCCGACCGACCCTTCCGCCCCTCCACCGCCCCCCAAGCGCGGCTGGATGGAGGACACCTGGGACAACTTCACGAAGGCCGCCGAGCAAGAGCAGAGCCAGGTCCTCGTGACCCAGTTCCTCATGCGCCAAGGCGATGCCTCGCTGGCACCTGATGCTAACTTCCGGTGGACGCCGGAGCTGGTCAAAGAGAAGACCGCCGAGCTGCCCCAGGAGATGGCCGAGTGGGTCGTCGAGAACGCCCACAGCGAGGCGCACATCGACAGCCTGGTGAAGCGCGCCCAGCGGTCTGCCCAGAACGAAGAGGACCTGAACGCTCTCGGCTTCGCTGAGAACCTCGGCCTCCGGGGCGCTGCGCTCCTGACTGACATCCCCACGTGGTTCCTCGGAGCAGGTGCGGCTAAGGTCGCAGGTGGCGCGAAGCTGGGGCGGCTCGCCCTGGCTGGACGCGCTGGTCTCATTGCCATGGCGGAGAACGTCCCGGTGGAAGGCCTGAAGGCCGCGCTCCGTCCTGACTACGGGATCGACGATGCGCTGCTCGGGACGGCCACCTCCTTCGCCTTCGGGGCTGGCTTCGGTGCCCTCGGCAAGAGCGGCAAGGACCTGGACAATGCGTTCCAGGCCGAAGCTGCCGGTGCTGAGAAGCACGTCATGCAGAAGAACGGCACCCTGACCCCCGAGGGGGAGGCCTACTACGCGGCCATGGGCGTCCCTGGACCCCAAGTCCCACGCAAGGGCACTTCCGGTGGCGCTGCGGCTTCCCCCCTTCCTGACGGTCCTGACGGTATCGGCAAGGCGCGCTTCAGCGTCATGGGCGGCCTCAAGAAGTCCCCGTCCTACGAAGTCCGCGATCTGGCCGACCGGCTGGACAATGACGTCGTGGGCGATGGGGGCTCCTCCATCCGTGGTGGCGAGACGGCCTTCGAGTATATGCGCCGGGTCGGTGAGGCCGGTGAGGCGTTCGTCGCCCGCCAGCATGAAGACGCCTGGGAGGACTACGCCAAGCGCAACGGCATCGTGGGGGCCAAGAAGATCGGCCACGCCCGTGACCAGTTCGGCCGGGACGTTGGGCGTCAAATCCTCAACCCCGATCACAGCACTGACCCCGCCGTGATCAAGGCCGCTGGTGCCCACTCGGAGCTGTTCAACACGCTGCTCCAGCGGGCCAAGGCTGAAGGCGCGGAGTGGGCTCAAGAGGTCGAGCCGAACCCTCACTATATGCCGATGGTCTTCCACAAGGAGAACATCCGCAGGGCTCTCGAAGCCCACGGTGAGGACGGCGTGGTGTCTGTGGTGGCCAAGGCCTTCAAGGCTGCCAATCCCAAGATGGCCGACGACCTGGCACAGCGTGTCGCCGCCAAGTATTTCCGCACCGTCCAGCACGCTGTGGAAGGCTGGGGCGGTGCTCGCACCAACGCCCTGTCCGGCCTGGACACTGACGAGCTGCTGGACCTGATGATCCAACAGGGTCTCAAGCAGGAGGACGCCGAGGCGTTCATCGCCGCCAACAAGGGAACCGCCGTCAAAGGTGGCCCGAAGAACTTCCGCAAGAAGGCCGTCCTGGCTGACCTGACGAAGTTCCTCCCCGAGGGCGGCGAGCCCGGCTCCGAGTTCTCCATCCGGGACCTCACCGAGCTGAACGCCGAGAAGGTCAGCCGCCAGTATAACCGCACGATCTCCGGCCACGTCGCCATGGTGCGGGCTGGGTTCAAGACGTTTGGGGACTTCGAGAAGTCTGTGGAGGCTGCGACCGTGAAAGCGGCCAACGGCCTCAACGGCATGACGGACACCGTCGCTCGGAAGAACCAGTCCGCGCTGATGTACCTCGGCAAGCAGGTGTACGGCATCCCAGTCATTGACACGAACGACGTCAGGGCTGTGCAGCGCGCCCGCTTCGCGTCCATCCTGGGGAACTATAACTTCTCCACGATGATGGGCCAGTCGGGCATCGCCCAGTTCGGCGACATCCCCAAGATCATGCTCAAGACCAGCATGGAGGCGTCCTTCCGCGCCTTCAAGATGGGTGACGTCTTTGGCGTCCTCGCGAAGGGTGGCAAGGGTGCGGACGAGCTGGGGCGTGATCTGGAAGTGATGACCGGGGTGGGAACCAACCGCGCCCGCAACAGCGTAGTGGCGCACTTCGAGGACATCGAAGACTGCTATCAAGACGAAGGTGCCGCCACGGCCCTGGAGCGCGCACAGCGCCTGGGGAAGTCTGCCGCCAACGTCACCGCCATGGTGTCCGGCATGACCCCCGTCACGGACTTCCTGGGGCGGTGGGCAGTGCGGTCGCATATGCAGCACCTTGCTGACGTCGTGACCGGCGCGAAGAAGGTGGACAAGAAGGTCCTCTACGACATGGGCCTTGGGCCGCAGGAGATCGCGCGCTTCAAGACCCTGGTCGAGAAGATGGACCTGGCCCCCAACGGGGTCGTGCGCGGCATGAACCGGGCCAAGCTGATGGAGACGGACCCGACCGGGTACGACCTCCTGGCTGGCTACCTGTCACGCCAAGCCCGCACCACGGTGCTGGAGACGTCGCCGGGGATGCTGCCGCAGCTGATGGGCGATCCCATGATGCGCCTGTTCCTGCAGTTCCGCTCCTTCTCCATGGCGTCTCACGAGGCCAACACGCTCCACAATCTGAAGATGGGCAACGCCTACGCGGCGAAGTCCTTCCTCGTGAGCGGTGCGTGGGCCACGGCGGTCTATGCCACACATACCTACACCAAGAGCATCGGGCGGCCGGACGCGGAGGAGTACCGGGAGAAGGCCCTGAACCCCGCCACGGTCGTCACGAACGGCTTCCTGACGCGCTCCGCAGACAGCGGCATCATCGCCTCGGTCATTGGCACCGGATGGGACTTCACGCTGGCCCCGGCTGGCGTAGACAACCCCCTGAACCAGGGCCGCACCACCGGCCTGGAGAGCGGGCTGAAGGGCATACCCACCGTCGCCACCGGCCTCGCCGTAGGTACCGCCCTGCAGCAAGCCGTCAAGGACACCTTCACTGACAGCCGCATGACACAGGCAGACGTTGCCCGGTGGCAGCGGCTGGTCCCCCTCAACAACACCTATGGCGTGGCGAACGCGCTTAAAGCGTTCACCGGCCTGTTCCCTGAAGAAGAAAACTAATGAGCAACGACCCGTCCATCACGTCGGAAGTCCTGATGGCTATTGGCCGTGTCGAGGGGCGCGTCGAGCAGTTCTTCGCGCACCAGTCCCGCCAAGACGAGCGCCTCAACAACCACGGGGAGCGCATCGTCAATCTGGAGAAGTGGCAGAGCCGAGCCCTTGGCTACCTCGCAGGGGGCGGCCTGGTCCTCGCGACTATCTGGGCCGCCGCCTCCGCCGCCATCGAACACTTCAAGATCGGAAGCTGATATGAGCAAAGCCACCAACGACGCGCTGTCGGCTCTCCACGGCGCACTCGCCACGGCCCTGGCCGACAAGATCAAGGAGGGCACCGCCACTGCGGCTGACCTGTCCGTCGCCAAGGCGTTCCTGAAAGACAACGGCATCACAGCCACCCCGGTCCCCGGCTCGCCCCTCGCGAACCTGCTGGATACCGCACCGGACGCCCCCTTCGACGAGGACGCCGAGCTGGACAAACAGCGGGCCATCTTCAGTGGCGCACCGAGCGGCCACCACTAGCCCCACCGGACGCCCACCAGCGCCCACATCAAGCCCTCGCAGGTAATCCTTGCGGGGGCTTTTTTGTGTCTCCAGCGCCGCTCCTAGAGCCAGCGCGGGGCACTCTGAGACATCCCCATCATGAGCGACCTACCGACCCCCGGCGTGAGCCGACAGGTGCGGCGGGCCGAGGAGAGGACGGAGCAAAAGAGCTACCGTCTCTTCAAGAACTTCCTCGCCCGCGTGTGGCAGTTCCTGCGGCTCCCGTCGCCCACCCCCGTCCAGTACGACATCGCGGACTACCTGCAGTTCGGCCCCAAGCGTGCCGTCATCCAGGCTTTCCGTGGCGTCGGTAAGAGCTGGATCACCGCAGCCTTCGTGGTCTGGCTGCTGTACCGCGACCCCCAGAAGAAGATCATGGTCGTGTCCGCCTCCAAGGAGCGTGCCGACGCCTTCGCTATCTTCGTGAAGCGCCTGATCATGGAGATGCCCGAGCTGGCTTTCCTGATCCCCTCGCGGAGCCAGCGCACCTCCAACGTGGCCTTTGAAGTCGGCCCCGCCCAGGCGGACCAGTCGCCCTCCATGAAGTCGGTCGGCATCACCGGCCAGCTCACCGGCTCGCGCGCCCACGTCATCATCGCGGACGACATCGAGGTCCCCAAGAACTCCTTCACGGCCCCCATGCGGGAGAAGATCGCGGAGCTGATCAAGGAGTTCGACGCGGTGCTCAAGCCCGCCGAGGACTGCCCCGCCGACGAGCCGCCTCGCATCATCTACCTGGGAACCCCCCAGACTGAGATGTCGATCTACAACCGGCTCCCGGAGCGGGGCTACGAGATCAGAGTGTGGCCCGCCCGCATCCCCGTGGCCATGTCCAAGTACGAGGGGCGCATGGCCCCCTTCGTCCTGGCCCTCATGGCTGGCGGCAAGAAGGCCGGTGGCCCCACCGACATCATGCGGTTCACCGACGGCGACCTGGCCGAGCGCGAGCTGTCCTACGGCCGGTCGGGCTTCGCGCTCCAGTTCATGCTGGACACCAGCCTCTCCGACGCCGACCGCTACCCGCTCAAGCTGGAAGACCTGATGGTCATGCCGCTGGACGCCGAGCGCGCTCCCATCTCCATGGCCCACGGCAAGGACCCCAGGAAGAACGCCCTGGATGACCTCTCCCCTGTGGGCTTCACCGGGGACGCCTACTGGGCACCCATGTGGATGGATGAGGTCTACGGCCTCTACACCGGCAGCGTCCTCGCCGTCGACCCCTCCGGCCGTGGACAGGATGAGACCGGCTACGCTGTCATCAAGCAGCTCAACGGTCGCCTCTTCCTGCTGGCGTCCGGTGGTCTCCGAGGAGGGGCCACCCCCGAGAACCTGGCCTTCCTCGCCAAGGTCGCCCAGAAGCACAAGGTCAATGCCATCCGCCTGGAGGTGAACTTCGGTGACGGCATGTGGGGCCAACTGTTCCGACCTGTCCTCGCCTCCATCTGGCCCTGCACCGTCGAGGAGTTTCGCTCCGTCGGTCAGAAGGAAACCCGGATCATCGACACCCTGGAGCCCATCGTCCAGCAGCACAGGCTGGTGGTGGACCGGGCGGTGATCGAGGAGGACCTTCGCGTTGATGACCCGAAGTACAGCCTCTTCTGGCAGTTCTGCAGGATCACCAAGGAGCGCCACTCGATAGCCCACGACGACCGCCTGGAAGCCCTCCAGATGGCCGTGGACTACTGGCTGGAGCGAATGTCCGTCGATGAGAACAAGGCCGCTGACGCCCACCGTGAGGCCCTCCTTGATGAGGTCCTGGCCATGTTCGAAGACGATGCAGGATTGGACAGTGTCAGGAGTGGCCCCCAGAACTGGTCTGGGGCCTAGCGTACCACCCCCAGTCCCACCGGAAGACTTACTGCCAGCTAAGGCCGGGGGAGGACCCTGGATAGGCTGCTAGATGACCCCTGCTCCTGACCTACAGGAGGAGGATCAATTGGGTGGCATCTATGCCAGGGTCCTCTCTATGTGGGTACTGTAAGTGGCTATCTGAGTGGCACTGATCGAGATGCAGAGGGTGGTTCCCGAGGGGGAGGAAGGTCATGGTCCTCCCCCTATTGCCCATACCATCCAAGTCACCACGCCATGACCACAGGCAGTCCAACGCCTGGCTTGACTGGAGGTGGCTCTGCCGGGGATACCCCCTAGTGGCACTGATCGGACATGCCCCCAAGCTCTAGGCCTCGGCTCACCTTGGGGGTTTCCCGGATGTATTTTTGGTAGAGATTTGTCAGGGGTCATGATCAAACAGGATCGCGCGATGACCCCCCCGGCCCCCCTCCTTGACCCACATAGGGCCACAACTAGGGGAACATTCTGGGCCACGCGCCTGAATAGCTCAATGAATACAAGGGTTCGCGTCGGATAAGTAGTCCGATGGTGTGGCCCTAGTGGGTCAATGGGTCTATCTGACATTTCAGTTGAGGCGCGCGTCTTCGGTGGGGTGTAAAGGGTCCTTGTCATCTGACCACTGGTAGACCACACAAAGCGCCACGCAATGACCACGCCCAGACCACGGGAAGATGGACGCCCAGCACCACGCCCAGCCCCACAATACCCTACTCGCACAGTAGGACATCAAGCCATCCTTATGCCTACCGATCTAGTGGGGTATGACTGACTGTCTCTTTTCGTGGTCACCTAGTGGTCATTGCGTGGCCCTGCTGGACCTTGTGACAGCCCGTCAAGCCTTACGGTGCGGGCGTCTGTCTGTTTTCTTTCATCGGATATGCAGATTGCACTTGCGCAATCGCTATGGGTTCGATAGACAGTCAATACCGGACGGCGGAGACGCCAACCGGGCGGGGCTCCAGGGCCTCGGGTCTTTGACATTGTGAAGAGGTCGCGGGGTTCTAGCCTCGCCTGATGAGCCCTAGCAGGGCGAAACCTCAACCTTATTGCGCCTCAAGCCTAGCGCTTGCGCAATTGCAATCGGAGCATGACCATGGGCGACAACGTCGCAATCCTCGCGGGCTTCACCACGGAGCTTGAAGGCTCCAATGACCGGGGCGACATCGCGTTCCTGCTGGTCGAGCCCGCCACCGACTTGGACGGCACGTTCCGCGCTTGGGACATGGATGCGCAAGGGTTCATCCGCGTGGATGGCTGGCGCTGGACCTTCGATACGATGGCTGATCACCGCCCGGTGGAACTGGCCGTCCAATGCGTCCCGCCCGGTGGCGAGGAACCCGCGTCGTTCCTCTTTCGGAGGTCGCCGGGTCAGACGATCAGGGAAGGCGAGCTTGTCTCCCCTACCTTTGACAGCCTCGCGACGCTCTTCCCGTGGTGCACGGCGAACGGCTGGGCAAGCACGGGAGGCCTTGGCTGCACCTTCCGCAAGGTGGCCGCCTAGACCATTGCACTTGCGCAATCACCAAGCCCCTCGCCCAGTCCCACGGGCGGGGGCCTCCCTCTCAAGCTCCCGGATTGACCGGGGGTTTCAATAGGAGGCCCTAGAGATGACAGCTTACGAAAAGACGTGCCGACGGGAGATTGCGGCACAAGCAAACCTTGTGGCCGTGAGTAAGACCCCCGCGCACAAGAAGCACCACAAGGCTTGCTTGCATGGATGGGAAGCGGAACTGCGCAAGGAGCTTGCCCGGTGACCCGCCGTATCAAAGCAACCGTGACAGTCGCCATTCCCACGCCAGACGGCCCAGCCCGGCCTGTTGAAGCGGAAGCCTATCTGACCCGCGAAGACAGCCGCTGGGCCGCTACACGCCAGCCGGGCGGGACCTATTGGACCCTCACACACCGGGGGTCTGGAATGGGCCTTAGCTCGATCCTCCCGCCGACTAAGAGAAGCCAACAGGTCAACACCGTGCGCGCCGCTATCGCCGCATGGGAAGCGCACGCGGAACTGGACCTAAGCGCCTTCGACCGACTTACGACGCTTGGCCAAGGCTTCGACGGCTTCCCGCCTCCCCGCGACGTCATCGCCACTATGCGCACGCTCGCCGCTCAAGCCGGGATCGCCTAGTCCCACTCCCCGTCAAGCTCCCGGCCTCACAAGCCGGGGGCTCCCTCTCAAGCCGCAGGGATTGGCTTTGCGGCTTCAATCGGAGCCCCTCCAATGCGTCAAGCTATCGTCACCAAGTGGCACGGCCCTACCAACTACAGCGGCTCGCGTATCAAGGCCAAGGCTGCAGCGGGGTCTATCACCGTCCCGTGGGACTACGCCTTGAACGTCGCAGACAACCACACAGCCGCCGCCCGCGCCCTCGTTGAGAAGCTCGAATGGGCGGGGGTCTGGTCGGGCGGCGGGATGCCCAGCGGTGACGGCTATGTCTTCGTTGACGCGTCGGGGGCGGAGCCCTTCACCGGCACTCCCGCGCCCCGCGCGTAGCGGTTGCGCAATCGCCCTACCGCCTGATGAGGCCCCCGGACGCGGGCCGAAACTGCCCCCACGCAATCCAATGGGGCGCAGTCGCGGAAGTCCTTTCGCATGACCCACAACAGGAGAACCCCATGTTCATCATCACCGACGCCCGCACCGGCCGTCCCCTCGGCTTGTCGTCCTACAAGTGCCGCAAGCTCGCCAGGGTCGCGGCGCAAGCCCTCGCCGACGCCCTGGGCCAGCGGCTCGAAGTCCGTAGCGTCGGGGAGCGTTGAACATGGAGGCCGATACCGTCCTGACCGACACCCGCACCGGCCGTCCTGTGCGCCTGGCCGACACCGTCTGTGCGGACACCGGACGAAAGCACACGCTGCTGGGCTACTCGCAAGGCCACATTCTTCTCGCGGACAGGGACGGCGTTTTGAGGCGGGAGCGCTGCGCCTTCGTGGGGCTGGAAGTCCGCCAGAACACCTAAAGCCCACCAATGGAGCGCCTCCGGCCTAACCCGCCGGGGGCCTTTCCTTCCAGCCTCTGGGATTGTCCCAGGCGCTGCATCGAGAGGCTCACACACCATGACCACCCAAAGCCCCATCCGCCTGTCCCGCGAAGAACTGACCGCGCTGGACCCGTGCGACCAAGACCGCCGCCTGGCCCTGTTTGGCCGCAGGAAGTACCTCACGGCCCGACTGGCGATGGAAGCCGGGGCGACTGTGAGTGATCTATTGTGGGTCGCTGGACGACTTGGGCGCAAAGACCTGTGCGTGAAGTTCGCCCTGGCCTGTGCCCAGCGGACGGCCCACCTCAACCCAGACCAGCGTGTCCAAGCAGCGTTGGACGCCACGGCGGCTTGGCTTGCCAATCCTTGCGAGGACACCCAGTCGGCGGCGTGGTCGGCGGCGGAGGCGGCGTGGTCGGCGGCGAGGTCGGCGGAGGCGAGGTCGGCGGCGGAGGCGGCGTGGTCGGCGGCGGCGAGGTCGGCGGCGGAGGCGGCGTGGTCGGCGGCGAGGTCGGCGGAGGCGAGGTCGGCGGCGGAGGCGGCGTGGTCGGCGGCGGAGGCGGCGTGGTCGGCGGAGCAAGAGGAACAGAAGGTCATCTTCCTGTCGATCTTCGACGCCTAGCCCATAGCGCTTGCGCAACTGCAAGACACCCTCGGTTCCACATGGAGCCGGGGGCCTTCTGTCCCAGCCGCTGGACACCCCAACGGCTGCGCTTGGAGGCCCTCACCATGAACACAAACCTCATCAACCGCTTGCCGCTTCTAGCCCTGGAGTTCCTCGTGATCTCCCTCGGCTTTGCCGCCTGGATCGCCTTCGTGGTCGTCCTAGCGAGTGCGTGCGGTTGACCTAGCGTCTGGCGTACCGCTGCTCGCTAATGGGCAGCTCCGCCACAAACGTTAACGGGTACGACCGCTTTCGGCGCAGGATCATGAGAATACTCGGTCACCGCGTAGGCGGGGGTGGCATACAACCACACCCTGTCCTAGCGTGCGATTTCTCAGCGGTCTTAGCGTGGTCTCTCGGCTCCGCCACTATTGGCCAATGCTGGGGGGTATTATTGTGAAAGCGAGAAGAAACTGTGCGTAAACACACAAGTCGGGACTTCTATATTTCCCTATTCGGCCTATCGGCCCACGTGGAGTTCCACGGGTGGACCGGGGGATGGGCCTTCACCCGCAGAGCGTCCTACTTGCACATTGCGGGGGGATGCTTCAATGCTCACCTATCGCAATCGCGCAATCGCAAGCGCGTCACCGTCGAAGAGTGGATCGCTGCCAATGGCAACCAAAGACGTGAACCTGAAGGCCCAGCAACTCAGTAGGGTCATGGAGGCGCTTCTCTCCCTGGATGGCAATATGCCCGTCATCCAGGGTCTCATCTTTCTCTACGTCGCATCTCAGGATCGCGGAACGGGTACTGGGCCGAACGGCCTGGCCATCGCCGAGGCCTTAAAGATCGACGCCACCCGCGTCTCCCGCAACCTGACCCGCCTCACCAGCGCCGGTCTCATCGCGCGGGAGATGGGGGACATGGGGCAGAAGCGGAACCACATCACCAAGGCCGGATGGTCCTACGTGGAGCGTCTAGCCTCCTTCATCAACTAGGAGCTGACATGGCTGTTCGACAGCGCGGCAAGACCTGGCAGGTGGACGTCAAAGTCCAGGGCCAGGACAACCCCACCGGGGAGCTGGTGCGGGTCCGGCAGAACTTCAAGACCGAACGCGAGGCCATCCGCATGGAGCTGCTCATACGGGCGGACA